CGGCCGCAGAATCATCCGCGAATGCAAATGTTAATCTATTTGCTGCTGTAAGTGATTGTGCACTTGAAAGTGTTAACACATTACCACTTCTAGCTAAAACAGTTACTGTTCCAGAAACTCCTGTTCCAGAAACTGTCATACCTACTAAAATATCTAAATTGGATGCGGTTAATGTTACAGTAGTGCTTGAAGATGTCGTGGCAGCGATTACTGCTTCAGCACTTAATGAAATTGTTTTAACCGGCATATATGCATTTGTTAAAAACTTTGTTGAATCAGAAACGCCAATTGTATACATATATTTCCATGTATATCCATCTGACTCAGCTTGTGGTGCGGTTAATGTTTGTGTTGGTTGGATGCTTGATGTACTAGCAGGAGCTATGATACATTTATAAACTTTAAATTCTGATGTTACAACATAAAATGCTTTATCGAATATATCTGCTTCGTGTGATGACCATGCATAGTATGAATTACCTGCAGTCCAAGTATATCTTGGTATAACATTTGATAAATCAGAAGCTGTAACCTTCTTCATACCAGTCATCTGGTATCTTAGTTCCCCTATATCGTCCAAATGGTCGTTTGGTGTTGCTGGTGTTCCGTCTACTGTGTTAGATGTACTGTTTGACCATACATCAGATTTACCTATTGCTACATAGACACTGTTGTCTGATACATCTTCTTTAAAGTTATTAGCGTTTAAAACCCTAAAATTTGATGATACTATTGCTGCCATAATTATTTCCTATTATTCTATTTCCACGAATGTTCGTGTGTTATATTTATTTATATCATTTGAGTTAATAGTTTGTAATGTATTACTGCCTAAAAATTCAATTGTTTGATTGGTATTATACAATCTCGCACTAGTAAAGAAATTTGTTGTTCCTTTCCTTGGTTCATATCCATTATTTATAATTGTTCTAAAGTTCGGGTCTATGACCTTGACTGTATGTTCTGCTAAAAATTTGACTGGTGTTCCTGTTGTGGTCATTATTGACCCACTTGTTTGTCTTGGATTAATCTTTATTTGCGTTACCAAAGTGTTTACATCATTATGGTTTAATGATATAATAAGCTTTTCTGGTACCTCGGCAACTCTTATCTCATTTGAAACCGCACTGCCTAATGTAACTATTGGGTCTGCTATATAGCCATTACCTGCATTTGTAATGCCTCCATTCGCAACGGTTAATATAGTATTAGTTATTTCTCCTTCAGCATCTAAACTAAATGCTGCTGTTGCAAGGACATTTGTACTTAATAAAATACCGTCTGCGTCTTTTGCTGTTGGTTGTGTAAACACTATTGATGGAGTGACCTTATATCTTTTATCTGCCCTACCAAATATTTTTATTGTTGAAATTTTACCGGCATTAGTATTACCTGCCGGGGTTGCAAATAAGTTTGACCAGCCACCACCTACACTATTAATTGTAATATTATTTTTATCCAGTTCGCCATCAGATGTAATTCCTATGGTAACACTTGGATTGACTCCACTACCAGATGTTGATTCAATACCACTAAATGATATTGCTGGAGCACTTGAATAACCATACCCTGGTTCTATAATTGTTATACTCTCTAACTGACCATCCGTTTTAGTGGCCGTAGCAGTAGCAGTGATACCTGTAAATTTATGTGTTGTTCCTGTTCCTAGTCCTGATATATTAATCTCTGCTCCACCTGAAGTGGCTGATAAAGAAATAGCATTACCTGTTATTGTCTTTATATAATAAATTCTATTATCATTAGCTACTAAACCAGGAATTGCTCCGCCTGTGGTTGTATATCTAAGTCCATCATTTACTGTCCATGAATTCTTTTGAGCTGTGGTTAGTGTTATTCTATTTGATGATACAGATACAATTGAACTACTTGAACCATTAAATGTTTGGGCCGTTGGTGGGGCAATTGTAAGTACTGGGACATTATAATCTTTACCACCAATGATACCATTGGAGTCTGCAACTATGTTAATACTAGAAACACTACCATTATTTAAAACGGCTGTAAATGCAGCCGCTAAGTGACCCGATGGTGTTCCAGCATCTGATGATGTTATAGCAGGAACTGCAGTATAACCTGTTCCTCCAGCCGTAACAGATGTAGCTGTTATAACACCACTCTTAAGGCCGAGTGAAAGTGTACCGGATTTATGAATTTTAGCTTCTACTCCAGGTAAGAAGGTAGAGGCAAACATTTCTACTAATATTGGAATGTCCTCTGGCCCAACAATACCCGGTTGTCTAATTGGCATTGCTGAAAATACCTTTCTTATAATTTTACTTAATTCGTCCCATCGTATTGTATCAACATCAAAGCTGTCATCGCCTAAAATATTTCTAGACAATTCTAAGAAAATTAATATTTCTGCAAAGTATATAAACCCTGCTGGGTGTACTAATTTATCAAATACATTTTCCCAGTCAGATAAATTTTTACCGGTTTTTATTAAATATGAAAACTTTTGGAATTTTTTACTATCTTGTATTTTAATTCTGTCTGATAGGAATCCTTTATTATCTAAATAAATCCCTCTTGGTACAAAGTTAACTGTTGTTGCATCAGCCAAGGTTACTCCACTTGTTGGAAACGCGGCAGGAACTGAAAGTGTTATTGTTGTCCCATTAATTCCGGCAACACGAATATCATCTATTAATCCTATTGTTGTACCTACAGTTAATTTTGATGAGAGCCTAATACTGTCATTGGACGATACAAGAGTAAGTGTTGTAGAATTATTTACAGCACCATTAAGTGTAGTGGTAACAGTTGTTGGTTGGTCCCAAGCACCCGATGAAGGCACTAATACTGAATCATAAGGAAATTCAACCTCTACTGAATCATTAAATAATAATCTAAAAAATATTTCAACTGCATCTGCTGAACCTCTTACCTTATAAAAATCAAGTATTCTCTTATAAAGGTTTCTTTTATTTACTGTAACATCTCTTGGAACTGCTGCAGCAATTTCTTTCTGCATTAATTCTAAATAGTTGCTCTCGTTATTATCAATATCCATTGCAGTTTCAATGTTATTCATTACCCACGATGGTCCAGGTCCTACCCAATATTTTACTATTGTCGTAAGAGAAGCCGAATAATTATTAAACGATGATAACCCGTTAACTGAAAATGTTTTACCTATTTCAGATGTTGATTTTGCGAGTGTACCTGGTAAGTCATTACCATTCGTAACAGCGACATTAACAGCTGTTAAAGGTATTGTCATTGTTGCCAATGAGCCTCGTATTTTATGTACCTTGCCACTTCCTACACCAGATAGATTTATTACAGCACCACCCAATGTTAGGGATAGTTTTATTTGATCATTAGCACTAAACACAACAAAGTAATTTAAATCATTAGATAACCCTGCAATTGCAGAACCATCTCCCATACTATATTGTATTCTTGTTCCTACTGGTAAAGCCTGTTGTTGAAATGTTGTTAAATCAAGAGAATTATTTGAGGTATTTACAATTGAACTAGATGAGCCATCAAAGGTAAACTCAGCCGGTGATTTACCAGTGGGCGATGTAAGTGTTAATGTTGACGATGCGCCTGTTTCATCAGTAAAAAATTCACTGTTCGTATTATTTGGGTCGGATATTCTAAATCTTGCTATACCATTTAAAACAACATCCGTAAATACTTCTGTCTCTTGATATATAAACTCGTCCATATTCATGAACGCATAATATGATTGTAATAATTCGTCTAACTTTGTTTTATCTGCTAATATATCAGGTGGTAATAATTGGTCAAGGCGAATATTCTCCTTGGTCTCGTGTAGAGTTGAATTATCAAGCTCTATTATTCCTGACGATATTGATTTTCTGCTCATTATTTAAATCTAGATGTTGTTGTATATGTTATTGTACCAGATGAACCAGCAACTGCGATTGTATCAATTTCTGGTGTGATAATCACATAAGTATTATCTATGGTAATTAATTGATTACGCTTTGGTGCAAGGTCAAGTGAATTAGGTACGACTGTAATTCTTATTGGTAACGCGTTATTTGTTTTAAAATTGTTTAGTGTTACCTTACCTAATGATGGTTCCATTAAGCCTGCGTCGGCTATGACAGTTACATTTTCACCATTTACCACTTTATAAACAATTACTGTTCTGTTCGTTGACCCAGCAATAGGAACATCTCCGAAAAAGTGCTCAGAGGCAGGGTCGGTATTTAATCCAAAGGGCGTCGATGATAAAACAAATTTAGTTGTTTCCCCAGATTGATAAAAAGCGCCAACAAAGGATAATTCATGTGACTGCAACTCAACGGCACCAGCTGCATCAGTTGTTGGTGTTATATTCTGGAACATACGAGGTCTGATTACTGTATTTAGTATAGCAGGGTCAGCACTATCGATTGCTCTTGTTAATTGTGAATGCCTAAACACACCATCGAATTTATTTAAATTATTAAAGTTATAATCTGATACTGTATCTCTTACCACTGATGATAATTCAACAGAACTTCTATCTGTTAGGTTTGGATTATATTTAAATGCTACATCCAATTCCAAGTTAGTAAAATTAGGATTAACAATTTGTGGCGTGATTGATACCACGTTCTTACCTTTTAATATTGCACCGGTAATATCTGATTTCTCTGCGTCTGTTAATGCATTAGATAATAATGGTTTAATTGAAATATAAACACGACCATAATCAGGTGGGTCATTATCTTCTCCGCCCCATGTTGAAATAGAATCTATATTGCTAAATTCCTTTTTAATAATTGCAGCATAATCCTCAGATGTTACTGCTCTATTTTGTGTTGTGAATGTTAATGGAGCATTAAATCTAACTGATTCAAGTGTTTCTGCCTCTGCTCCACCTGCTGCGGCTACAACAGCTGTAACAACAGGGTCGCCACTTGACGGCGTTGGGATATCTACCATAGTGAAAGTGTTAGCACCATTTGATTCAATACCATCAGTAGTTATATAATCAATTATTACGACATTATTATTTATTGGCTTTTTACCTGTTACGCCATCTCCAAAATATATCTCATAATAACCAGAGGAATTTTCTTGTAAATAATAAACTTTACTTGCGGCGTCTACATTTTTTAATGATTCGAATCTTGTATATATATCAGAACCTCCAGTAAAATCATTTTCTTTAACTCTAACTCTAAGCGTCGATGTATCAGCATTTAAATCTGTAAGTTGAAATTTCTGATTTTCTATATCATTATCAACTCTGTAGGATAGTTCCCTTGAACTTCCTTCTGCAATAACCACATTATTAAATGTGTATGTAGTGCCTATTAGATTTGCTGTTTGTGTTTCCAAAACAACATATTGATATTCCTTACCTTCTAATGGTGTTTTAAGCCTATCTCCTCTTGTGATTGTTAATGAATCAGGTGCAGATGCTGCTTTGGTAACTACAATATTAACCTGAGCTCTTGGAGATAAAACGGACCTAGGTGTGTAACCCAATAACTTTGCTCTGGTAACTACATTACCTCTTATTTGAGCTGAATCAAGGAATGCTTCATTCAATGCATAATGTGCATTCATAGCATTATAATGTGTATTATAAGAAAGCACATCTAATAAAACACTTAAGCCTGAACCTTCAAAATCATAATCATTAAACTCTGATTGTTGTTTTAAATAATTTTTTAGATTTTGTTTGATTTGATCAAAATCTAATTCTGTTACATTTAAATTACTAGCCATATTACTTTAACCTTCTTAATACAATTGTGACACTCTCAGCTGTATCATTTTCTTTTATTTTAAAATTGACATTAATATTATATGAATTTGAATCTGGGTCATCGTTAACAATAATTTCTCTTAATGCGACTCTAGGTTCATATTTCTTTACAACAGATTCTATATTTCTTTTTAGTGATATTTTTGTAAATACATCTGCTGGTTCAAATAAAAGGCCTTTTAAATTGGCACCTTTATCTCTGGAAAATGGTCTATCATAAAAGTTACTAACCAATAAATTTCTTAATGCATTTTTAATAGCATTATCGTCCTTTAAAGGGATAATATCTTTCCTTATTGGATGTGTTTTAAGTGATAAGTCTAAATCTCTATGTGGTTTCTTTCTGGAAACTATTCGAGCTTTAGCTACATCGCCTGTAATACTTTTATCTGATTGAATTATTCCTGCCATATATCTATTTATACCTATTCGGTCACAGTTATTGCATTCGGAAGTCCATTTTCTATAGTGTTAGCTACTTCCTCTATACCACCCGGTAATTGAATCGTTTTTGGTACTCCTATTAACTCTAAGAACTTACAAAAATCGAATGTTAAAAATGCTATTATAGCATCTAATCCAGGTATAGCTTCTATAGCAGTAGTTATTTTAGAGAGTACTTCTTTAAGTAGATACGCAAAATAATCTTGAGCAAAATTAATTAATTTTTTTATTAATCTATCTCTTTGAAATTCTGATATCTCTACCTTTTCAGTTATTTCACCACCTAATATTTGTTCTATATTAAATGGCCCTATTTGTATATTTTTTAAATCTTCTATTTGTTGTTCTATATCTTTTTTCTCATCAGCAATAATAGCTTGAATAGCTAATTTAGCAGCTGCTCTTGGGTCAGTTGGTAAAGTAAAGCCTAATCCTAAATCTTGTAATCCCTGTATAAAATTGCCAGTTTGAAAGTCTTTTACTTTTTCTTTAAAGAAATCTTTTACCGTTTTCTTTTTAAAATCTAAACTATCAAACTTATCTTTATATAATTTATATTCTGGTGGTAATAGGTTATATAAATTATCGATATCTAAATCAATGCTATCAAATATTGTATTTAAATAAGTTCTATCAGTAGCAAATTTAATAACATCAACTTCTATACCAAGTATTTCAACTGTTATTTCAATAGCTACAAGGTCAGCAACAATTTTTAATAATTGTGATTGTACATATGTACTAAACTCATCAACTAAACCTTGTACTCGTATCTCCCATTCTATTTCTTGTATTTCTATTTTTTTAAACTTAGGGTCATATGGGGCGAATATAGGCTTTAAGGTTTCTAGTATATCTTTTATTTCTTCTATCTCGTATGTATACGCGTGCGAAGCTAAACCTTTAAAATAATTTACTAAATTAGCTGGTGTAGGTAATAAAACTGCCGGGCATTCTAATGGCGGTATTGTTAACGTAGGAGTTGTCATTAGATAACTTTAGTTTTAGTTAATGATTTAATTTCTATAGTTCCATCTTCTAAAAATTTAATATAAGAACCTGACTTATGTGTAACTCTTATTTCTTCAGAACCATCTTTGTTATCTATTTCAATCTTATGGCCTGCTTTAGATACATGTATCTTATTATCTACTGACGCATCACTTGGTATATCTTTTGTACCATCTGTTTGTGTTGCGACCGAACCGATAACCATAGGGTCTTGAGCACTTGGGCCATCTCTAAAGAATCCTACGACCCACGACCCTGCTTCTGTTATATTTCCATCTTTATCTTTTACTTCAGCTTCTAAATGATGATTACCACCATTGCCTTTTACAGACGCTGATGTTACAGGCATTATTACAGTCGCCCATGGTAAATTTGCTGTTGGTAAAACCTTTTGATCCGTAGTGTGATAACCAAGGCATCGAACCTTTACTCTATTTAAATTTAAAGTATCATTAATATCTTCAACGATACCTGTGAACCAAGTAAAGTGTTGTGTTGTAAAATCATCTGCTCTCATTATACTACCTTCGGCCTATTTTTTATTTCCGTGATTTTATCAATGCTTTCAATAAATGAATCCTTTTGAATTGTTAATACCATTTCATATTTATTTGTAAATTTATGTATAATCTTTGTTATTATATA